TAAATCCTTCCAATTAGGAAAGAAACCATATTTGACACCATCAATCTCAAATCTGTCATGAAATTGTGGTTTATCTAATGGGAATAAGTTCATCAGATATGTGGCCATATAATTAACCTGTTGGTAATCCGATTGTAATAAATCGTTTAATGGTGCACCAGCAACAATATTAATTAGTTTTGCTGCAAAGTAATCCTCACTGAATAAATCTTTTATCTTGTAAATCTTTGAGTAATTTTCAATTGAGATAAATTCAGGTAATTGATATTCTGTTTGTTCTATTTTAAATTTTATCATACGAATGCTATTGAGTATTTTCCTGTTGTTTTATGATTTTTAACTTCAAAGTACATTCTCATCATCAGTGCATCAGAAAGGTCAGGGGATTTACCCAATATTCTTTTCATCTCATCTTTTGACATTACACCTACTTTGTTGTCTTTATCTATATCTTTTAGTTTTATTGCTAATAATTCTTGTGTTAAATCTTCTACCACCGCCGGTTCTAATATGTTTAAACTAATCTTTCCCTCTCTAAACATCTCAGATAACTTTACATAACACTGTGATTTAAGGTTTGTAAAGTTCTGTTCATGTAATGGTCTTGAGTTGTTCACAAAGTTTGTTCCTCTAATTATATCCGCAACACCGCCTCCTACGCCATCACTATCTATTATGGTGTTCTGTGGATGGATTCCATGAAACTTCATTAGGTCTCGTATTTCGGACGATAATTCTGTGGTGGATACTTTCCTATAGATGTGACAAGATATTGCAACCAGTCCCACCCAAATGAAGATTACGGACCTATCATCACCAAACCTTGCTACATCCACAGTCATATATTTCTTTTCTTGTGGATTTGGTTCAATTTTATATATACAATTAGTTATTTCATCAAACTTGAATAAACTATCACTATCATCCATATAATCCCAATCACCTTCCAATAATCTCTTTCTTTGTTGTGGAGGTAATTCTTTTAACATCTCAATATAAGATGTTGGTAAGTGTGGATTGTCCATCGGTAAGGATGGAATGAATATTTGATTATCTTGTAATCTCTCTTGTATATATGGAATATAAAAATCTTTCTTCAACCAGTTATTTGATGGGTTACATGTCATCAATACTTTTGGTGTTAGATTATATTCATTTAGTTTATATCTAATACGAGATTTAACAATACTGAATGCAAGACTTGTAACCTGTGCGGCCTCATCAATAAACGCCGCAGATATTTCCAAAGAACCTAAAGAATCGTAGTTAGGATCAGATGGATTGTACGCAAGGTCCTTAAATATAATTTCTGATTTGTTATAAAATGTTAAGACATTTGATTGACCATTATAGTTATAATGTTGTCCTGATTTAAGACCCATACTATTCAACAAGTCAAATAATGTATTGAGTGTTGTAAGTTTTAATTGTGTTAATACTGTACGACCAATTAGACATCTGATACCTGTATATTGTAAACATAATGTTGTTATCCATAAACATCCTAACCAAGATTTTCCTCCGCCCGCACTACCACCAAATAAAATTATATTGGTCTTGTCATCGGTAAGATATTTCCATGCCTCACTTTGTCTCTTTGTTGGTGTTATATTAATTTCCATATAAAAAATCATGTGCAGATAAATCTAACACATCTTCATTCTGTCCTAACTCGTTATCCCATCTATTTGGGTCGTGTTGAATTTCACAATCTACCCTTCCTCTCTTACATCTTAATTCCCAATCTTCTTTGGTCTTATTGTGAATATGACTTATGTACGCAACATCACTTGGTCCATTCGGATTAAACGGTCCGTTAAAAAATCTAACATTTGTATCCATAGATTGATTATGACAATTGTGTGGTAATATCATTCTTTGATTGGTTCTTGTATTAACAATTACTTTAATATGTTCATTAATGTCTTTATTTCTTTTTGGAAACATTTTTAATAATGAATTAGATGTTCTCTTTTCCAATCCCATATTTCCATGTATAAACCAATTAAGAGATAATACAGGATGTTTTGAACCATACTCCTCAATAAACTCTTTGATGTTATTGTGTTTCTTTAATACAATAAACTCGTCACAATCTATGAACGCAATCCAATCATATTCTGTATTGTTTTCCAATACTTTGTTATATAATGGTACTTGAATAGAACGACCATCACATATCTCTTTTTGTAGATATGGTTTTTCTATATCAGTCCTCCAATCATTTTGGTACATGATAATTTTATCAAATCCTAATTTGTTATTGTACTCTAACCATTCGTCTAAGTAAAAGTCTTCCCACTTTGCTACACAAACTAATGCTACTTTCATAAATATTTTATCCAAGAATTATCTTTAAACACCTTATCTGGTTTTCCAAACATCTCATTTACTGCATTATATACTCCAACCAAATGTGAAATTTGATTTGTATAATCATGACCACCAATTACACCACCCTCTTTAACAAGTGGTAGATAATTGATTATATCTTGTTTTACACCATCATATGTATGAAGACCATCAATATAAACAAAATCATATTTGTCTTTTAATAGTTTTACTGCTTCATCACTTCTCATTTTGTAAATTGAGATTTTCTGTTTCTTTTCTTCAGTTCTGTTTTTAAACTCCTGAAATACATCGTCAAAGTTAAAATTACTAGTAGGGTCTCCTTCATCGTAATTTGGTAAGAATGGGTCAATCGCAATAACATGTTGAAAATGTCTTGCAAAGATTATAGTTGATTCACCGATGAATGAACCAATCTCAACCATAGTCTTATCGGATACATCTCCTAATTCTCTAATTAAATCTAAGAGACCCTCTGTATTTTTTTGGTCTCTCATTATTGGATGGTCTTTTCTAATTATGTACATATAATATTCCTGATATTTTTTTTATATTTGCGTGTTTATATTTTTTTCTAAATTCTTCTACAAATAACCAATCCGCATGTTCAAATTCACTTTTTAGTTTAATTTTTTTGGCCATATTGGTTTTACATACAAAGTTTCCAATATCAATTGTTCCATATTGTAATGTGGATTGTATTGGAACATATTCTTGATTAATCCAATTATGAACCATATCACAATAAACAAAATGATTATTCTCACCGGCCTTTAACATTTTATCCACAAAATGTGGTACATAATAATTGTCTTCACCACTCATACATACCCATTCCTCTGTTGCGTTATCCAAACCATATTGTCTTGGTGTATGTCCCCAATCATTATGTCTCTCAGGTAGAATGGTTAGTTTAAATCTCTCATCATTAAAGAACTCAACAATCGTTTTTAATCCTTCCTGTATTTCTTCAGGTGGACAATCAGCCACAATATGTGCCGTCCAATTAGGATTGGATTGTGATTGTAGTGAACCCATCATCGTTATTAAATGTGGTAATCTACTGTAAGTTGGTATTATAAATTCTATTTTCATATCTCTATAGTCAAAAACGAAGTTTTACGAGTAATTTATTACAAAAAAAATTAATCTGTTAGATTAATATTAATTGATATAGGTTCTCCATTTGATGTTATATCAATCTTTCTTTGTTCCAATCCGTAAAGTTTATTAATGTCCGCTAGTGTTTCGCGTTCCACCCTCTTATTGTTGTCAAGGCGGGCCCTATGTAACAAGTCAAAATACCTACTGAGTTGTTCTGAGATAATTTCTTCCGCCTGTTCGTCAAATCTTGCTTTAATGCGATCTTTACAATCTTTCCAAATACTCTCAGCCGAACGCTCTGAGATTCCCCACTTCTTTGCTCCTTGTTGTCTGAACTCTGTGTATGAGAGTTTTTCATAAAGTATCATATTAAATGCTTCGGGGATTCTTTCTTCATAGGAGGCTATGTTAGTTTTTCTTCCACCTTTATTTTTATTGTCTTCCATTATACTTTTAATTTAAGTTCATTTTCAATATATGACTTCAATTTTCTTGCTTGATTATTCACACACGCCTTACATCCCCAATCAAAGTCTTCTTTGAATATATATTTATATACATTATTTACGAATGGTCTTTCTTCTTGTTTAATACCACTCAATAAATCATATGCGTATTTTATTTGTTCGGGTGTAAACATTACAATCGGTTCTTCAATTATTTCATCTAATTTTTTAACTACTTTCTTTTTCTTACATGTTTCACAACTCATATATATAAATATTAATTTTCTTCTTTTGTTTCTTCAATTATTATATTTCCACCATTCCATTCATTCATTTCTTGTGCATGTTGTTGTTCAGGTGTTTGAGGTGTAGGTACTGGTGTTGGAACTATTACCTGTGGTTCTTGTCTTGATTTTTTACGACATCCGCATCCCATACTATTCGTTTGTTTTTGTAAATATATTTGTCTTTATTTGTTCTTTGGATTCCTTTAGGTATCTACTTATTGATGATAACGGGATTCTTGTTTGTTTGGATACTTTTTTCATACTGCCAAGAGTTAGATACATTTCAAATAAGGATTTTCTAAACCAATCCAATTCACACCAACTCTGTTCTAATATATCAAATAATTGTTGTTTTTCAAAGTCTAATTGTGTTTCATCCGCCAAGTTATATATCTCTTCTATGTTGGTGTACTTACTTGATTCTCTTCTAATCTTATAATAAAATGGTGATGTATTTGAATGCCAGTTAATTCTTATAACAGATACTACATAATATTTGATTTGTTCATTTGAATATTCTTGTAATATAATATTTTCCCTGTTATACAATTGTAGGATTACCTCATGTAATAAATCCTGAGATAACTCATGATTCTTGGTGATTTTCTTTGTGATGGATAAAAGTTGGTAGTAGTTGGTTGTGATGAATTTTTCTATCTCTCTATTCATTTACGATTTGTTTGATATCTTTTAGGACCTGACAAATCTCATAGTTTTCTTCTATCTCATTCGTTTGTATAGAACTATCAATAACACTATTGAAAATCTTTATTCTATCAAATTCAGGACTAACATGTTTATCTAATATTGTTAATATTGTATCAACTATAATCAGACATAATGCTTTCTTTTCTTCTGTGTCTAATACAAAATAATCTGTTGGTATTTCTAATTCACCTATCTTAACCGATTTTTCCATATAAACTTATATATTTTTGTATCGTACTTTCACTTAGGTCTAATTTAATTCCGATTTTTGCAAAGGTCCATTTCTTATTTCTCATCTCAATCATTTGATTGATTACTTCCCTTGTAATCTTTCTTGGTCTCCCATGCAATTGTTTACTTATTTTTAAGAAAACAGGTTTACCATCAACTATCTCTTTTACACCAGGTTTCCACCATATACCGGTCTCCTCATCATATAAATATCCCATTAATCCCATTAATTCAAATGTGTTCTCTTTTTGGTACTTATCAAAATAAACATTTGGTTTGAATGGTACCATCAAACTTCCACCATTATCAATTCTTTTTTGTTCCGCCTTCATTCTATCACATTCTCTTTGACAATCCTTACATTTTTTATTCAAAGGTTTCTTATCCTTTCTTTGATAAAAATCTGATATGTGTTTCCAATTATTACAATCAATACAATTGTAGTAATCAGGAAGAGTTGAATAATGAATTGTAGGGGGTTCCGGTGACACTGGTTGAGTTATCTTTTTATTTCTGATACTTTCCCTATAAAGTCTTCTTTGTTCCTTACAACAGTCCCTACAATACCTTCTGGTTCTTGTTTTATTTTGTGTTGAATGCCAGTAGGTTTCATATTCTTCAATTGGTTTATCTATACCACATTTTGTGCATATATTCATAAATATCACCGATAAATCAAAAATCCCGCTAGGTTAAATGGGAGTAAAACCTTCGCGGGATTAATAAAACTTTAGAATGACTAAAAAATCATATAATAAATATTATGAAAATTTAGTCTGAAAGTAAATAGGATAAATCTTTCGCATCTTTAAAGTTGAGGTATCCTATTTGTTTTTCAACATGTGTTATTTCTGTTTGATGTGAAAAGTAAGTTGAAGTAGGTCCAATTCTCTTTTCCCATACTGGTTCTTTAATTCTATTCACATTCCAAGACCAAATACCCTTTGGTGTCATTACAACAAATCTAGACCTTTTAAATTGACGCAAGTGATTCCATTTGACCTTTTCTATACCAATTGTATCAAAGTGTCTTGTTCTAGTCTTTATTTCAAAATAACAATCAGATTCTTGACTATAAAAATCTTTGGGATTAAATTCGTCTAGATTCTTTAAATCCGGTATTATCTTGAGTAGTAATTTAAATAATTTGTTTTCTCCTACTAGATGTTTTTCCATACATTTCTTTTAATATAAATATCAAGGAATTTGGAAAAATCTAGATTTATCCAATTGAGATAAAATTCTTTTTAGGTATTGGCCAAGATTCTATTAACCAGTTTTCATACCAGAGAGATATTACACCAATATCTGTTTGAGATAATTTATCAAAAGATAATTTTTTTAGTTCCAGTATGTGCGCCTTTCTTTTTTCTTTTGATAGTTTGTAGAATTGTTTTAAATTAATTTCAATTGGTTCACCAGTCCGGTGAACTGGTCTAGTATTTGCTGCCATATATTTTATTTATTTGTTTATTCAAATATAATAAAAATTCAAATAATAAAAAAATTTATCTAGCATCTGGCACCAGATACTAGATAACTTTTTATTATTTTTATTTATTACTGGTGCTAGATGCTGGGTAAAAATGCTGGATAAAAAAATATGTACACGATCCAACAGGAGTGATTACCTGAAGTTTGGTAGTTTATTTGAAATGGTTCCTACTCCACCATCATTAATAAATATATCCAATTTTTTCAAAATTTCAAAATCATAAAAATATTTTCCAACAAATTTTTTTTCTTGAAAATTTATATATATATTTATTAAAGAATCAAATAACAAATAAAATGGCACAGAACGATTTTCAAAAGAACCAAGAAAGTATCGTAAGACAATCTACCCTCAAATTCGTAGGAGAGTATTGCAGGATGATTGGAACACCTATGACCCTCAAAGAGATTGTAGGTATCACAAATGTATTAACAGAGTATTGTCAGACCGGTTATTCCAAGGAGATTGGAGATCGTCTTGATAAGATTGATAAACATATTCAGACAAAGTTTGAAGAAAGTTTATAACCCAAACAAAACAAAAATTGGTCGGTGTGGTGTACCGGCCTTTTTTTTTATCTCTACTTGAAACTTTTGATAAAGTTTGTTATATTTATTAATAAGGAGGACGGGGTTTGGTTCCTATACATTCATTTACTGCCATTTTTGATTTTCTTTCCCTGTCCTCCGTTTTTTTATGAAGAAACACATAGAAGAATTTATAGAAGTTCTCATTACTTTGATTGGAATGTGTGTTAGTATTTTCTTAATTTATTTTGTAATGATGTTCATTTTTGCCTTGATTAAATCATTTTTTTCCCTTATATTTTAATTCAGATACATTCTTATTAATACTAATTTCAAAAATCCCCCGACATTTCTATGTTGGGGTTTTTTATTGATAATCAATCAGTTATAACTTTTTTAAAAAAAAATTTGGAATATATTGAAATATATCAGTATCTTTGTCAAAACAAAATCAAAGAGATATGAAAAAATCAAATAAATTATTTTCTGATGAACTAATAAGGTTCATTAAAGATGGTCAAGTACAAAGAGAAAGATTCGTCGCATTAACGGACGAAATTATGAATGCTTCTGTTGGGGATAATT